GGAGACGTGAGCCGGCCGATCGGGTCACGTCCTGCCTAAGGCCGGTGAGACTATCGGCAATCGCGTCATTAACCTCACCCTGTAACCTACCGGCCGCTTTATGCATGTCCTGAGCGAACTTGCTAAACGACCCGTGGTCATCAATCTCAATCACGCGACGGCCCTGGTAAGAACTCCGGCACCCTCGATCGATGCGGTAGCCGTCGCGAGATCACCAACTGACCCATCAATCGGCGTGTATTCCGTGAGCAACCCGTTTCCCTGATACTCCGGATTGGTAGCGGAGATGACACCCGTGGTCGGCCGAACCTTGACGCTGAATACAGTTCCCAGCAGTGGGAACAAGGTTGCATCCACCTGAGCGGCCGCAAAGTCCTGGTTAAACTCAACCTCCACTTTCCAGTCTTTAAGGCCACCCAGTCGAGCGCGGTAGGTTGCACCCATGGCCGTACTCTCCTGAGCATCCACACTCGGAGTAAGAGTCACCTTGCGGACCAAGCTAGACAGGTTCACCGCGTTCAGCTCTACCCGCGCATCTGTCAAAACGAACGTTGCCATTTATTGCACTCCAATTGCGCCGGCTACGCTGAACGTGCCGGTAATCGCACTCACATTGAATCGGAAAAAGTTGTCCGTGATCGCGCTCGCGTCCACACGAGTCATAAAAGTTCCGCCTACTGCGGTAATAGGCCCAATCGTGGCAACCGTGGTAGGGGAGCTGAACCCGCCATTGTCATCAGACTGTATGATCACCGTAATTGTCGTTGCGGCGGTGAACACGTGGAATGTCGCATAGAGGAACTTCCCAGCTCCGCCTGCTCCGAGGTTCAAGCCACTACCTAAGGCACCGGTAGCCGAGACGTTGCCTTTCGCTTTGGCCATTTGCCCGCGCACTAAACCAACGTTGTTGGTGCCCATCATGGACAGTGCGAATGGGTTCATCTCGCCTACGTTGCCGAACACTTCATACTCGAATCGACCCGCTTGAAATAGGTAAGCAACTGAGGTTTCTGTACTCGTCGCAGACGTCGTGACCGCATGGTCAGCCGTACCGAGATTGGTAAAGACTTGACTGTCCGGAGTGGAATCCCACAGACCCTCTAGCTGAAACTCAACATTCCGCAGCCCACCCTTTTTGACCTTGTAGCCACCGGCACCAAAGGTGGTCGCATCCTGTGCGTCAACGCTCGGATTTAGCGTGACCTTGTTCGAATCGGTAGTGATGTCATAGCCGTGAATCCACGTCGTGGCATCGGTCAGGACGAATACGGCCATTACTTGATTTCCTTAGGTGTCTTCCGGATCGGCTCAATGTGGCCGCCGTCGATCAATGCCTGAATGTTGACTTCAGTCGGATCAAGTCGAACAGTCTCACCCGGACGCTTGCCGGCTACCTCGAATTGACCAATGACTTTGTACTCTTGCATTTAGATCCTCGCGAGACACTGAACGTAGAATGTGACTTGCACGTAGGCGCCATTCGTGGTCTGGAGCTGAACCACTTTGACATCTCCTGAAACATTGCTCATGAGCACGGCACCGCCGAGTGTCATATCTGCTCCCACGACGTTTTGCCTAATCAGGTTTTCGACTGCTGCCATGATTGAAAAGGCACGGTCACGTTCCGTTTTGATCACCGTGTCACCGGATCGAGCTACGGCAGAGCACCGGATCGCGAATGTTTCTTTCCGTGGCCCACCCATACTCAAGAATTCCTGTGTGCCCTCTACTGCGTAAACGGTTCCGGACACTTCCTCACTGTGTCCGATATAGAGCTGTCTCTGTTCGCTCGGGTCTTCCTTAGGCGGACCGTCGTATACGAACACATCCGCGAGAGTTCCACCCGTCACAGCTTGTGCATTGCACAGAGCTAACAGCCCATCAATTGCTGCGGGAATAGTTGAGGTTGCCATTAGGCAAACTTCCCGAGTCGCAGGAATGGCTGTAACAATTCAAGTGCCAGTTTCGGCAACGGATAGCCGAGTCCTGGGATTATCACCATGCCCGGGTCGCTGCCATCCGTAAGACGTGGTAATCCGACCGTTCCATTTTGGATGTTCCACAGGTTCTTAAGCATGATCCGGGCACCGTCTCGGATACCGGCAGGGACCACCGTCCGGCCGGCAACGTAGGTGATCCGCAGTGGCCCTAGGAATCCTCGACCGTTGCGGTTCTGGATAATGCCCGTCTCGGTATCGAGATCTACCTGAGCGACGTCATATGTAGGTCCGCCAGTATGAATACGGACAATGCTGGTGACCGATATAGCCGGTGCTGAACGCAACACGAGTGCGTCAGTTCCGAACGCTTCATATCTCTCGGATACAGACCGGCGTACTACCGGGCCTACCATTAACTCAAGGTCGGATGTAGTCGACTCGATAAGATCCCGCAGCTTACTGTCGTTAGTTGTGGTCGATACGTTCAGAATGCTTTTAGCGTCCGCCAAGGAAATCAGCAGTGGCGGCGCGCTTTCCCGGACGTCGAATGCGTCTGTGTAAGCGGATGCATTCGCGCCGGTAGCAACCCACCGTACGAGGTATCGGCCGGCCGTAAGGGGCGTATAGTCGCTCTGGTATCGGCCAGTGCTCGGATTCGTCGGAATCGGCGTATCGGTGAGTCCATCCGGTTTGGTAATTGTTAATGCGATTGCGCCAGCGTTAGCTAATGCGCCGATTGCGTCCCGCACCTCTACCGTTAGCGGCACAACGTCGCCGAGATCAAATGGCATTCGCCTAGGTGCCTTTCATTGTGGAACCGGTACGGTCTGCGGGATTCATTTCAGGCAGAGTCCGGCTAGCAATGTCCATCGTGGTGAGAACTCGATCGGTCGGATTCATTGATCCGGATAGCTGTCCGACGCTTGCATCGTTAGCCGTAAACGTCACAACAGCTATGTCACTTGCAAGCTGGACCAATGCCGAAAGGTCTAAGGCAGAGAATCCGAGTGTGATTGCCTGAGCGGCCACGCCCAGACCTGGGCTCGCGTCGTTGGCCGTCATCGAGATGAGTGCTACTTCGGCGAGCACGTTAACGCTGCCGTTGACTGACACCGTTGCGTCGTTGGCCGTGAATGTGATCGGTGCATTTTCGACGACTGGAGCAACGGTTAAGGTCGCATCGATTGCGGCCAGCGTCCAGCTCACGAGCTCCGAAACAGCCGCAACCGTAGCCGTGACGTTCTGTGCATCGAACGTGAACGGTGCTATATCACTCGATGCACGGATCGAATCAGCCGGGTCGGATATGGTCATTCCGATTGCGGCATCGATAGCGGACACTGCAATGGATGTGTTCGGATCTTGTGCCGCTAACACAAACGTAGCGCATTCCGCATTCACAAGAATTGCCGTTGTCGCATCCTGGCCAGCAATCGTGAAAGGCGCATTCTCAGCGCTAGCTGATGTGGATTGCGAACTAGCCGTATAGGCTTTCGGCGATTCAAGAAACCGCGAAAGTCGGGGTACTGGACTTGCACCCGGATGTGTCGGATGTGGATCGAATCCGATAAGCGGAGTCCCGGATGAACCTCCGGCTAAGGCAATCGACGCGGTAGCAAACGTCCGTGATGCACTACAGGTAAAGGTCCTCGTACCGGTGGCACCGGATGACGATAGGTTCTGTCGAGCCGAACCCATGCCGGCAGAGCCTGCCGCATTCTCCGTAAGGCCATTAGTCATACTGCCCGGATAGGTAAAGGTAACGGTCGTTGCCGGTCCGGCCTGAGCGCCACAGAGCAAAAGGTCATCTGAACCGACAGGGCTGACCGATGGCGCAATATGTGAGGTGCTGGCCGCACCCTGATTACCCGCTGCACCGTCCTGTTCGGAGGAAGCTCCCGCAATTACGTAGACAATTGCGAAAGTCTCACAGTCAATAGCCGGGGGAACGGTGACAGTTTGCGAACCACCGGCCGTCACAGTTCGCGTGAACAGCTTTAAGTGAGCCTCATTCGAACCCTGGTCTCCAGTGGCCTGCAATGTCCACGTGCCGGATGTGCCGCTAGGCGTACCCATGTCACCAACGGTGTAGAAGTTCGCACCGTAGAAACAGACCAGGACATCACCAATGGAGGTACCGGCACCGGTATTGATCGTGATGGTTCCGGTGCCGGATTGCGAGCCTGATAAAACCTCACGGACAGTCGGTGTCGCCACCTAGGGCAGCCTTTTAGTAGGTGCCAGTACCAATGAGCAACTTGGAGAACGTCCGGTGGTCGTAGGCCGGTGTGCGCGTACCGGTTCCCTCGAACACGGAAGCAAGCGCAGCCAAATCGACGAATGCAGACCGGAGCGTATTCACATCCGCCTGAGCGAACCCTAAGGCGGTGAGGTCTCCATCTGTCTTGGTATCCAGCCATGCCTTAAATTGCTGCACAGCTTTCATGGAGTTGAACAGACCTTTGACCAGTGATCCGGAAACATTGTTCACGTCCGACTGAGTGACAGAAAGACCGACAGACATTTACTACCTCAGTTCAGCGATTCGAGCGTGTATTGATGCAACTGGATCGAGTTGCTGGCATTGGCAACCGAAAAGGTTGCAAATAGATCAACCACTTGGGTAGCTGTCGAGTCGAATCCGCTGCCTACTGCGGGAGCGCTCGCGGGAAGGCTTGCGGTTAACGTCGTACCGGCCGCTGCGCCTACAACTGATTCAGACGTCCACATGCCCTGACCCATGAGGTTTGCACTCGTTCCACTACCAATTGCCCGGCAGGTAACCATTGCATCCAATGCCCAGGACACATTCGTCTTAGCAGTGGTATTAAGGCTCACAGTCCCACCATTGAATACCACGGTAGAACCGAAACGAACGTCAAGCGTGAGGTTGCCCGGAGTCGTCACCACATTGGAAATGCGACCGAATGCCCGAACCCTCAGAACCTTACCGATGGAAAAGTAGTTCGCTGGCAAGACCAGCTTTGCAGCAGCGGGCAAAATAGACGTTGCGGTAGTCGAGTTCGTAAGTGCACTACCGTCAACCTGAGCAGAGACAAGTATTTCTTGCCAAGTCTGTAAGCTCATAAGGTGGCCCGCCAGATTCCATTAGCGTGCCATACCACAGTGAGAGTTCCATTGGTCACGCTGTTGGTACCGCCGAAGTAGTTGTAACAAACTCCCTGGTCGGCAACCGGAGTAGTCAAGGTGTCGTCATAGATCAGGCACCCGTAGACGTTCGCCAGAGTTGCAGCAGATCCGCTAGCAGTGTCGTTCGCGTCAAAGAACACCACATCTGCCGTGCCCGAGTTGATTGTGATTCCAGCAAGAGCTACTCCGGCTTGTGCCCACTGTCCAGCCTGAAAGACTTCGTTGGCTGTAAGCCACTGGGAAGAGCCGGCATTGTAAGCCGAGAGTGCAGACGTGACGTCGTTGTCGGGAGTGATCGAGTTGTTGTAAAGCGCGGCCTTGAATGTATCGGCATCCAAATCAAACGCCGTTACATTGCCCATTACGTCAGCAAGGAACGGCCGGAACACTTTACTGTTGGCCCATGCCATTTCTAGTCTTGTCCTCCCTGCACTTGCATTGTCACGCAGGGTGCATAGATTGTGCAGTCTTCTCCGTCATCCCGAGTGGTCATTACTGCCATGACGGGACGACCGTTCGAATCTAGTTGGACCGTTTCGCGACCAACGTAATCTTGACGCTCGACAATCCGGGATTCACCTTTGACCGTGACGGGAATGAGTGGGCTCATAAGTCCGGCTAATCCTCGACACGGATGCATCGGGATCTTTGTGTCCACCGTGTGTGCTCCCGCATCACACTGCGGGCAGTACCAGGCCGTCACCAGTGCCCCCATAACACCGTCAGATTTAGCCGTACGCGGACGAACCCGGTACCGCTAGGGTGTCCGTACCGGGCAGCCATCTTGATCAAGGCTTAGCCCTTGCCACCCTCAGGCCGCGCTGTCGTCTCGCGCTGCCTCTCGGCTGTCCTCTCCACAGGAGGAGTCTTCCGAGTCTCTTCACTGTCCCTTTTGTACCCGTAGACCTTGAGCTGTTCGTCTACTTGCTTGACTCGATCCTCTTTGCCATTCCGTACGTATCCCTCACGCTCACGGAGTAACGCAGCGATCAATGCCTCATTTTTCTTGTCAGTCATTCAGAACACCCACACATCCGCAGTGTTAGTCACATTGGTATTTGCGCTATACGTGATCCGGAAGAATCGCCAGGGATAATCCGCCAGCAGATACTTGTAGACGGTCGTTGCCGTCGTGATAGCGAACGTCGCCACGCTGACCGTTGTTGGCGTGGCCGAATCCGCATAGGGGATTGCTAACCAGTTCGTTCCGTCTGGCGATCCCTCAAGGGCGTAGGTGCAAGTTGGGGTTGCACCTACGGTCGTCGTGATCTTGACAACGGTTGGCCGCTCACTAGTCGCACCACGGTCTACGACGTTTGTGGACTGTCCGTTACCGGTCTGCGTAGTCGAAAGGTTGGCAGTGTTCGGTAGCTGACTACCACCGAACGCGGTCACTGTCGCCACTAGACACCCATTCCCTGATAGCAGCTTGGGTCCTAGTCGGGTTGCTAGACCAGTGGTCTACGCACCGACTAGGACCCAAGTCCTAATTAGAAGCTCGGAGTAATCAGACCAGTACCAGAAATCTTCTGGTGACTGTTCGAGTACCGACGGAATGAATACGCAAAGTACCCATACAGAACCAAGAGCACGCCGAGCGATGCGGCGGCCGGCTGTTCCGCACGGATAAATACCGGTGCCTGAGCGTCTTCCCACAGGTGACACTCATCGGCAGGAACCACGTAGATCTCATCTTCGTTAGTACCCGCTCCGAGGTTGGTAGCGATGTTGTTATCAACAACCGCAACCATCCCATTCGGGAGAATGCCCCGGGCACCACTGCCGTAAGCCGTCGCAAGATTTACACCACCGGCCTGCACCGGCACGTTCGGCTGTGCAAGGAACGGCCACGACGTACCGACCTGAGACTGAATCCAGTACCAACGCCGAGAATGCATAACCACGTGACTCGGAACAGCCTTACCCAGTAACGCAGCCTCGACACCGGCCGCTGCACTGTGAATCTTCGGCCACAGTTCGGCCGCCGTAGGCGATGCGTCGGTGTAGGTGTTCGCGGTTGCGATAGCCGAGAGCCCGGTAGTTGCCTGAGTAATCAGGGTGTTGTCTAACGTAGTGGCATATGACCGGAACAGGTCATCCATAACCACATCTTCAATGCCGGTACCACGGTCAATCGCCTGACGGCTAAGCGTCTGCTGACCAGCAACGGTTTGCACGTTCTCAGTAAGTAACGTGTCGTCCATGTTGGTCTCAGACACCGCGCTGTTCTCTGTTGCCTGCAACGCAGTACTCAGGCCCGTAGTGATGCGGCTGATGTTTACCGTCATACCATCAGACGGCAGATCATGCTTATTGCAGATATCGGCAAACGGCCGAAGTTCACGGACTTTCTGAGCGTACATATCGGTGAGGTACTGGGGAACGGTCAGGCCGGCGAATGCCCCTGTACCTACAGCACGCTGCATATACTGAGCACGCTCCACACGCTCTTCCCGCATATGCGCGGTCAAGCGCTGCTCAGACTCCAGATCCCGATAAAGGAACACTCGCGCGACGTCCGTAAGGAACTGCTGTCCCTTTCGGTCAGTATCCGCACGGTAAGTACGCTCTTCGGTGCCAACACGCGCCACCCGGTCATAGGGCTTAGGCGCAACGGCTGTCTGCGTACGCTGCTGATTAAGCTGCTCTACCTCAGCCTCATCAGCCTTTACCTGTCGAGCGTCAGTTAACTTACGCTCAATCTCGGGAAGCTCATTCTTACGCTTGTCGGCAGTGTCCCGTAACTGCTCTACACGCTCGCGCTCTTCCTTGGTGAAACCCGCGCGACCCTCTTTATTGACGGTGGCAATAGTGAACTTGATCTCGCTGAGGGCTCGCTCACGATCACGCTTTGCCTGCTCATACTGAGCTTCAATAGAGGTAATCAGATCATCGATGTTCACAGAATCCCCGCATAGTTATAGGACGGTTTGGACTTTCGGGAATCTCGCTATCCCGGTTCGATCTGCCGTCCATATGCGAGTGATCGCTAGGTCTGAATGCCAAGCGACCTATTCAATTCGAGGGTTTACCTATTGAGCAACTCAATAGCTAGCCACTGCTCAACATCGAGTGTGTGAGCGTCAGTGATCCCCTGGGGTCCAGTGTGGACCGCGTCCGGTGGAACGTCAAGTTCGGAAATGGCCGCACGCTGAGCACCGGGCGGGAGCTGTCGGAAATCCCGCATGATCTCTAGTTGTCGAGCGCTGACAGAGGTATAGGGGTTCGCACCGTAGTTGACGGCCGACACGTCACCACGATCCAAATCAACTTCGTTGATTGTGTACTCTGTGTACTCTTCGTTCCATTCCCCATCCTTAATCAGGAATGCAAACGACATTTCAGTAATATCCTTGTCCTCGATTGCGAGGATGAGGTCACGAACGTCATTGCGCTTAGGGTTTAGATACGCAATTGACTTAAGGCCCTTCTGATCTGACTCCAGCTCTAGGCTACCGTTGGTAGTTCGTGCCATGGTCACGCCGCGATGGTTAACCAGGAAAGCCACGTCCGGGGTTTTCGACAGGGTTACATCGAATGCCCCTGGGGATACCAATTCGGAGTACTCGCCGAACAGGTCATACATTTTGTATTTCTTGCCGACCACGGATGCATAGCCCTGGACACGGTTACGTTCGCTGTCCTGCCAAATGATCGTCTCGGCTCGCAGCTCAGCGGGGAACGGCTGAGATCGCGCTGTTCCATTCGGAGCTGTCGCCTTGTCTGTCTTGAGAGCTTCCGCGCGTAGCTCATTCGGTGTAGGCACTTTCTATGATCTCCTAGTTAGGTACCGGAGCTGCGGCCGGTGCCGGTGTTCCCTTGACTGGCCAGTATCGATCGAATTCCGCTGCCTCTTCCGGAGTCAACGGCAAGCGATCCTCAATCAATCGCGCTTCCGTAGGCGTCAAAGTCCTCGTATCAATCTGAACCTTGAATGTGTCGGCCCTGGTCTTCGGGTCCATACGGAGCAGCGAATTAGTATTGAACTTAACGAATCGTGGCTTAGGCAGGAGTCTAGAAAGCGCTAGCTCACGACGGATGAGCGTAGGTCCTAAATGCATAATGAGGAACTGTAGGTTTCGCTGAGTGATGTTTGCATAGGTGATACTGGACCCCGCGATTACGGCATCAATAAGATCTCCCGGGCAATCGAAGAATCGGGCGATGTCCGTAATACCGAACTGCTTTGCCTCGATCCAGCTATTGCCAACCTGTTCCGTCTGGAGTGGTTTGTATTCCCAGTCGTTACCGGTTACCCAGATGTCACCATTATCTACGGACGTCTTGAATCGGGCCTTGATCGCTACCGCATCATCGGGGTTAACCGTGCGCGCAATGTTCCGTAACTGCGCTTTAGGCATGCCGCCCGATCCAAACCAATTGATAGCGAACTCCTGAATAGACAGATACTCACCAATTGTCCACGCGGCATAAGCAACAGGTGATAACCCGATCGGAACACCGGACACTGTGTACTGTCGTTCGTGCCACACGTCCGCCGGCGAGTATTCCTTGGTGCCGAATCGATACTTGAGTTCACCTTTACGGACGACTACGGCGCATTCGGAGAGCGGTTGCAGATCAATCCTTGCGGGCAGTCCAGTACCCGCCCGCTCAGTTACTACACCGAACGCATTACCTGCGCGGTCAAGGTCCACCTGGGTGTCATATAGCCACTCTTGCATATCGACATACTCACCGCCCGGGTTTACGAGCACCGGGGGTTTCGGGATTTCAATTTGTACCCCGTCCTGTTTGCGGTAGCAGTCGATAGGCATCGTCGAAATAAGATTCGCTCGTAGACGGAGACATGCCCATACCGCAGAGTGACGCATCGCCGAATCATTGGTAACGGAGACCGTTCCCTGTTTTCGCTCGTACCGCATAGGGATTGCATCACTGGCCGTTGACCACGGCCCTAATGTGCGCTCTTTCCTAAACAGACTCACTCGTCAGTGTCCTTATGCTTCGGCTCTCGCGCTGCCCACCATGAACCGATGAGGACAACCGCACCGGCAACCCCCAGTGATGCCCAACCGAGTACGGGGTATGTGCCTGCTGCGAATCCAGCGCCAATGAGTAGCAATCCAATTGCATCGAGAATCGTGGTGACGATCCGATTCACCACGCGGAGTCCAACACGTTGTAATCCGATACCTGATCTACTCTCACTACATAGGCGTACCGGGCATTGGTCACGGCTACCAATGGGGAGATGTCTACCGTGGACTTACGCCGTGCCCATGCCCATGAGTCGAGCACCGGCCGCGTTGTCGCTCCGCCTACGGCAGACAACAGGATCTCATCCCCCAGATGAGCCACGTTGAATTGCTTGACCGTATCGGCGAACTGTCCACATGCCACGA